TAAGTTTGGCTCTCGATAATTCCTTTGCCAGTAACCATCTGCCCTCTCCGCTTTCAGTTGGTGGATGATAAAATCTTCTTGACCCACACCGAATACAATATGTTTCCATATGCTGTATGCTTGTATATTGTCTATCAATAAACAAACGACCATTACACTTATTACAAAAAATCATTATTTATTTATCTTTTAGTTTGGTATGCCAATGGCAATTAAGTTAACAGCCAAAGATAAATTACCAGATGCACCAAACCTTACAAACCCATCTACCTTTGATGTTGTTACCGTTTGGAGTACAACCGTTACATTTTGTCCAGCCTCAGTATTTCCTATATTTCTTGCTGTTGCTGTAACAATGGGTGGGAACTTAAAGTCATTTTGAAATGAATAACTAAATCCTCTTTCGTTACCAGCACTAACTGTGCTATTGGTTAAAACTTCTACATACCCGCCAACTATTCTAGCATTAGATGTCTTAGTTGTTTCTTTAACCGATGGACCATTATCTATACTAGTAAAATTATATGCTGCAGAAGATACCTCTGTAGAAAGGTCATTAATTGTTTGAGCCAAGTCGTAGATATATGTAACATCTAATGGTTGACCACGTTCTGGTAAAGGTATTCTTGCCATTTATTCCTCCTATTTAATTATACCAAAGAAACTACGCTTGATTCAAATATGGTTAAATCAACGTTTCTTTGTTTATTAATTCCCTCAACCTGTACAGCAACTTGAACGCTTGTTGTTCCAGTATTAAGAAATCCATATGTATGTATTGGTGATGTGCCATGATAGGAGTATGAACCTCCATCAAATTTTACAAAAATATCATATTTTGGTCTATTATTTTCATCTCCCCAAATTGTGGTAGAACTTGTGCCATTAACAAATAGGTTGCCATCAACCTCTTGTATTTCTGATGCAGGTACTGAAAAAATAGGTGACCAATGTGATGATCTATTTTTATCATCAGAGATAATCCTATATCTTAAAATATATTCGTTATTATCTCCAACTGGCGGTAGTTGATTTTTAGGAATAACTAATTTTTTAATTCCAATATCAGCCATTATGATACGCCTATTGAAAATCTAAACTCAACATAATTACTAGTATTAGGAGATTTTATAACTGTTTCCGCATTATCATTTTTAACAATTGAATATCCAGTTAAACCATATAGTGGATTAACTGTAGCAATATTTTCTAATCTAAGAGCATCTAAAGCAATATAATAATCTTCAGACGGTACACCTGAATCAATAATACAAGCATAAATTTTAACAATAGTAACTGCATCCCAACTAAAATTTGATGTTGAATATAAATCCTGTAACTCTTTTGAAACCACAAAATATCTATTTGTATCAAAATCTTGAACTGTATCTAAACTTCCAGATGTTCCATGATTTATTTCTGATTCAAAACGAGCATACTCACTACCATCAGTAGAGGCAAACTCAACAAGAACTCTTACAGTTTCTGGAATTAATGCCGATCCACCATTTTTATTTATTAAAGAGAAGGCTAATCTTAATTGATCTGTTGGTGAGTTTCTAGATAAATCAATACTTGCTCCAGTTAATCTTATATGATTAGATCCACTTTCAATTACAAAGTGATCTAATGTTGGACCACTTTCTTCACTTATTGTAAGGTCTGAAGTATCTCCTTGAATACAAATAATATTATTTAAAAATCTACAACGTTCATATCTTGAGGCACGAGATGTTTTAAAGAATATAGAGTTATCTGCATTTGTTTGAAAAACTGGATCTGCAATTGCAATAATATTGTCATCTTCTGGATCATCAAGTGGAGAAGAATATGAACTAATTGCTGTTGTAGAAACTGGTGTACTGTACTGCCAATTTTCAGTTGATGTAAATGCAAAAATAGTTTTGCTATCATAAACACCAGCAGATGGGTTTGATCCTGCTGAATATAAACCTACCTCTGATATTTCATATCTTTCTTCTGTTGGTAATTCTGCGGTAAGTACAATCTTGTTAATACCGTTTTCATTTACAAATCCTCTAGAAGAAATAGGAACTCTAAACATTTCAAAACCTAAATTCTTTTTTTGAGAAAAATCTCCTTCAATATCATTAGTGTCTAATGGTGTTGGACCACATCCAACTGCAAGGTATGACGCATAGGCAGGTGCCTGACCAAGCAGGTATTTACCAATAATTCCTTTTCCATCTTCGGTTATCACGATTCATTCCCATCAAGTTGAACTATATATATTGTACCACCTGTGCTAAGTTGAACCTCTATTTGTTCATCATTGTTTAAACCAATAGCCTCTATAACTAAATTTCCAGATTGATCAATATAAATATTTTCTCCATTTAATCCACTACCCTCATTTGGAAATTTTTGATCAAATGAAATTGGAAATCCAGCAAAATATTTATCTGAAGTTTTTTGTAATCCAAGAATATTATTTGGGTTATATGCCTGTTGCAATGATTTAATGTTTTTAATTGGTTGGTAGGATATATCTTGACCATTAATAGTATCATTTCTTGCTATATTAACCAATTCTTGACCACCAATATTTTCAAAAATTAAATCAGCCATAGATTCTACCGCTAACGATTGATCATCAAATAATATGATATCTGGTGTTGCAGTTTTTACTAAATTAACATTTGATGATGATATCATCTGACCTAAAATTATTGGAGTATTTGGCGTTGGGGATAAAGTATCTGACATTTTATACCTCGTTTAAATAAATAGTCATATCTGGACCACTAGAAGTTCTTGAATATTCTATATTATATACTACAAACCTATCATTTTCTGTAGAAATTAAATCTAGACCACTAGAATCTTTATAGTTTATAGTTACAATATCGCCTAACTGTATTGTTGGAGTAGCAAATATTTTTACACCTACCGATTTTTTAGGACTCATAAGTTTATTAATAACCCAACCCATTAAAGCCTCTGCGTCATCCTGTGTTTGAATATATGGTGTATTAATTGAAAATTCATTCTTACCATAAATAAGTCTACTTAATTTAATTTCATCATATTTATTTTTTTCAACTAATGGTGAATAGGTTAATGAACTACCAACAAATGGCGGGTCAGATAAATTACCACGTTTTTTAAAATATTCATCAACAGATAACTCATGAGTAGTATCTTGAGTAAATGTAATTCCTTGAATTCTTAAATAATTTCCAGTAGTTTCATCTAAATTTATTGCAGAATCTGTTGAATTAAATATTAAAAATTCAGCACCATAGGAATTTGCATAAAATCCAGATGTTGTATATCCTTTAATGCTATTAAACGTTGGAGATAGTTGTGCATATAGTGCAGGATATGCTCTATCATATTTAATATTAAAGTATGCACATTCACGCATAATAGATCCAAACTCTTCAAAATACATATTAAACTTAGGTGGTTGTTGTGAACTTATTCCAGATAAGTACGTTGCCTGAACTATTCCACTCATTGCATACCGTCTAAAAGATTCATTAACACTAACTTCTTTATTTCCAAGAGCAGTAGATAAATTATCTGCAACAGTAAAATTTGGATTTTCAGCATAATTTTCTGATAGTGCATAAATATTTTCAAACATACATCTTGATGATCCTCTAGTAAATAAAGCCATATTATTGTATATAGGTAATGGATCTGTATCGTCAACAACTTTAATTAACTGATTATTAAGATATAGGAAAAATCTTCTTGTACTTCCTATTGTTTGATATTCTATAGACAAGTCATATACCGTTGAATTTTCTTCACCAGACATTCTATATTGACCAGCAAATCTTCCATCATCTACTAATATTTTACTCAAACCTCCCCATAATTTTATAGGAATTGCCTTATCAGAAGAGTTATCTTTTTTAACCTTATAAAATACAATATTATTAATTGATATGTTTGATTGATTATTTTTATCTAAATTTAAATATGACTCAACATTATTTTCAGTTAAGGCAATAATTTCAAAATAATATCCATTATTTGTTTCAGGATTTAACATAATTGCTAAACCACCAGAACCGCCGCCAATGCTTGTACTTTGATTTGGTTTTACTCCACTTATTTGATAATATGGCATGCTACCAATTGGTGTCTGACTTCTTGTTTCACTATTTTCAATTTTTCCAATAATTCTTAATCTTGTTCCAAAATGTTTATAAGCATTATTTAAATTTTTATATACATAAGATACAAAGTTAATTGGAACATCCGTACTTTTAAATGATGGTCCATTAATAACTAATGCAGATGATTGAATGGTGCCAGACTGTGTTGACTTTAAATCATTAACTTCTGTTTCAGTTAAATAATTTGTAGCCATCGAGTTTTTAATAATGCTATTTCTAGACGTTTGTTTTGCTAATACGTTACTAATACCAGCAGCACCAATTGATGTCTCTGGTATTATAGGATCAATTTCTGTTGTAAATAAATATTCAGAACTCATATCGCAACCACGAACATATTCATTATTTGACCAATAAGAATTTATGCCAGCAAAATGAGAAGTAATTTGTGTTCCAAATTGTGCACGACCATGTTCATATACATCTCCAGATTGTAGTCTTGTAATTGTTCCAACTGATTCATAGTACGGTGTAGAAAAAATACGAACAAGACCAGTTGGATATATTTTTCCATTAAATGGGAGTGATGCAAAGTACTTTTGATATTCTTGATTACTAG